AGGAATATAGGAAGATTATTTCTATCGATTGAAGCCATGCCTCTTTGTTTAATACGTGATCTGTTACGATCTTCATACGACTGCAAGGTAGGCAGTGCATTAAACTGATCTTGAGTTAAACCTAAAGATTCAGCAGTACCTAGAGCAGCTCTTAACGATGGGCCTTCACCTGCGTTAGGGCCAAACGCTTCCCCTAAAGAGTGAGCCAAACCATAAAGACTTTGATCAGCTCTGCCATCATTGTTAAGATCAGCTTCAGTAATGTAGTCTTTTGCTCTTCCTGCAATGAAGCCTAATCTATCTAGTAGTCCTTGCTGCCCTATTCCTGTAGGGCTGTCAAAGTCATACTCGTCAGCTGCTATTACTCTATCACCGTCTCTTACTAAGTCTCCCTTACCTACAGTATACTTAAGATTCTTATTTACATTTCCTAAATCAGGAGTATCCATACCATACCCGACATACTTACCTGCGTCTGCATCATAGTCGGAGTAGCTTATACCATTACCACCCCCTCTAATCTTATTTCTTGCAATATCAGTTAGTCTTCCTAACTCTTCCTGACTGAAGAAACCTTCATCTCTTACATTACTACGTCCTAACATAGCTTCCATATAAGCATTAGCAGCAGTAGGCACACGAGTTTCAGTGTCTCTTAAAGAACCACCTACGTTCTCAGAAGTCCTACCACCACCTCCAAAGCCAGAACCAAATGCATTCACTACTGTTGAGAAAGCATCACCTAGCATACCAAAACCAGCACCAGCATCTGCCATAGCTTCTGGATCAGAGGGAGGTCTATAGAACATACCACCTATAGGAAGCCTAGTGTCTTGATCTCTAGCAGCAGGAGGAGTAAATACAGGTACTACAGGGGGCGGCTTAAAAGCCTCTTGTGCCTCTGTAATTAAACTAGCACCAGCCCTTATCTTATTTACATCAGAGATGTTGTTAAGCCTAGCTAACTCTGCTACAGATGTCCCTGTTCTTTTAGCGATAGCACCTAGAGTATCACCGCTCTTAATCTTATATGTACTCATTAGCCAGTCGCCTTGTCAGCAAATAATCCTTGAATAAAGTTACCGCCTAAGCTACCACCAGATGCTCCATCCACACCTGCAACAGGCATCCCTGCAATAGCTAAGCCAGCGCCTAGAATCGCACCGAATGGATCACCAGAATTCTTGGTAGTTTGCGTCTCAGTACCAGCCATGTTAGATTCTTTACCTAGTGGGTTAGCGCCTAAGAAGGCATAGAAGTCTGATAGATTCTTAAGAGTAGCGTCACGAGGAGCGTTGAACATACCAATTTCATTCATCAGCTCTTGCTGCGCTCTAGTACCACGTTGACTACCAATCTGACCCATGACATCAAAGCCTCTCTCACCAGTTTGTAACGCCATTGGCATTAACCCTTGGGCTTGTAATGCAATCTGCTGCTGTCCTAATGCTGCTTTGGTTAAGGCTTGTTGAGTGTTACGATCAATCTCACCACCTAGCAAACCAAGACCTTCCATACCTTCACTACCGCCATACTGACCCGCAGCCGATGCTCTTTGCATTAAAGGTACAGCCTGTCTGCTAAACTGAACACCAGACTCCTCTAATATATCTGCCATCTGCTGTTGAAAGATAGAGTTATTCTCAAGGTCACCAGACATCAACATGTTCTGAAGCTGACCCTGCTGAGTATTAACCAGATTAGTTAGACCACCTGTAGGGCTATATAGATCAAGCAAACCCTGCTGAGCCTGTGATATTAACGGGTCTTCATCAGCAAGCCGAGTACCTTGATAAATACCTTCAGTACCTGCGTTGTACAGATTCTCTGCACCTTCTAAACCAGTAACACTAGAAGCTCTAAGCTCCTCGCTTAATCTAGTTTCCTGTTCGCTTTCTGTAGTTGTTTTGCTTCCACCGCCTGACATCTTAAAACTCCTTAATCATTAATACTCTGTCACAAGAATAATCAGGAAGCAGTTTAAGCCATCCTTTCCTACCTTGTATTTCAATTCCATCTAAGCCTTTTGACTTAGACCACTCTTCTATTTCGCTAATTAAATGTACCCAATCTTCTGCACCATCGCCACCTAATAGGTGTATAAGCAATCTCTTAGTGGTTGGGTATGTAACAAGATTAGTTACTACAATACCTACTACATCTTCCTCAGTAATTAACCACAGCTGGCTATCACCTTTCTGAATACTAGTTAACACGCTTTCAACAGTTACTTCAGGTGCTTTGCCTAATACCTTATTCAAGTAATGTAATACTTTATCTTTGTTACTAACCAGTTCATCTATTGTAGTAACTCTTGTAACCTTATACGTCAATTGCTTTACCTGTTACATTCAAGTCTATAGTGTCAAAGGTTACATCAGTAGTGCCTGACGCTAGTGACATCTTAACTGTGATGGCCTGTCCTGCATTCACTGTACCATTAGAACTAAAGCTAATAGGTAAGTAGTCAGAACCACTGAAGTTAATAGTGTGCTGTGTCCCTGCTATTAAAGTACCATTAAGGTACAATCCAATAACAGCAGCGGAGCTACCACCACCATGACGTTTAACATTAGCACTGAAGGTTAATGTATACTTACTGTCAGACAGGAAAGTAATAGTACCTGCTGAGTGACTAGCCGTCATACCTTCTTCATCTGCACGTACAGTGTCATACGCTGTGATAGTAGCGGGAGAAGTGGTAAGCGCCATAGTAGCCCCTGCTGTAGCTAGGAACATACCTGTCTCATGTGTCTCACTAATGCCCCCAAGGAACCTAGAGATACGCTGTAGCTCATTGTTTATATATACAGGGTACGCTTCCATATCCTGTGGAGGAGGTAGAGGCACATACTCAAGTCTCATGCCATACCCTCAGGGCTATACTCAATGCTGTATCCAGTTAAAGCCCACACATCATCACTAGCTGATTCAAACCTAACGCCTATGTATCTACCGCTCTTACGGAAGTTAGCTTTGTAGTCTTGCCCTATTACAAAAGGATGCGGATCAGACCATGACACACCTTCTCCTTGTCTGTTCTCTGAACCCACATATATGTTTACATCACCCTCACCTGTGAAGTGAGGATAGATAGCGTTAACATACTTGACTCCCTTGTCATCGCCAAAGTCAATACCTTCTCTCTCAGCAGAGGAGATATAAGTAGTACTGCTATTAACAGTCAGTCCTGTGTTACCTTTGTAGAACTTAGGCGTATCATACCCAACAATAAACAAAGACTTGTTCGACGGGTTAAATCGTTCTTCTCCCCACGGGGTTGAGTCAGTGTCCCAGTAACCAGAGTCATTATCCCAAGTAGCAGGGTCAGTTGTTTCGTTGGCTATCACACCAGTAGATATATAAGAAACACCTACAATGTCTCTCTCTGACCATGCATCAACTTCCCAGTTCCACACCAATGCTTTGTTGGCAGCACCGTTAGCACTATCCTGTGTAGGGAAGTAAACCCAAATCTCTTTACGAGGTACGTCAGCGACACACTTAACCTTGTCTACATGATCAGGATTAATCTGGGTGTACAGAGCCTTAGACATCTTGCTGGTTATCACAGACTTCTTAGAAGTACCATCATGTACATAAACATCACTGACACCTACGACAAAGTGCTTGCCATCAAACTCAGTAACACAATCACGAGAAAGAATACCCGTATCATCACTAAACACTTTCCTGAATGAGAATATAAAGTTACCGCCTATGAACTGCATAGCCCACACTGCGTCACTCTTGTAAATAAAGAACGTATCGTTAAGAGCAAGACCATCAATACAACGCCCTGCGGTATCTGG